TGCATTTGCGCGTAGTAGATAGGATGCGATTGACTGATGCCCCGATTTTTAAAAAGATTCCATTTTTTGTCGTTCATGGATTTTATTTCTAACAGCACGCGCCCGTCTTGTGTTTCAAAAATGCCGTCGGCGTGTGCTTGAAAGTGTCCACCAAAACGTTCCCACTCCCATTGCTTTTGTGTTCGTGGATCGTAGTCCCAGAGGGGTAATCCCGCCGATTTTAAGTCCTTGACAACGGCGTCTTCAATGTGGTGTCCAAGGCTGAATATTCTCAGGACAGGCCCAGAAATGCGTTCGCCTTCAAACCCGCGAAAAGTGTAGTTCAGAAAAGCTTCACATTGGTTACCGGCACTGCTTGCGCCGATGTATTTGCGCGTGGTCCGGTTGTCGTGGTTCACGCACGCCGCGTCGATGGCATCAACAATTTCTTGGGGTTTCATAAATGAAAACCCCCGCCGAAGCGGGGGAAAGGAAACGAGAGCAACTTGGGAGATGTCTCATGTGACATGATTAAAACGAGGGAAGTCTCCATGTCAAAATCTGTTATACGTTCATTAATGACGGTTGTCAACAGCATCATCGTCTACATAACCACTAGAAAAAACGTCACGAAAGTCAACAATCGCTTGATTTGCCGCTTGCGCGGCTTCGTTATTGTCGCCTTTTTTCGTCATCACGGTAACGTAAACCATGATCCAGAGGTCGGATTCCGCCATCATACGTTCCTACTTTTTGACTCTTCTAGTATCAAACGCTCAATCATCCAACGTGCTTTTTTTAAATCCTGTAACGGATCGGATTTATCACGATAACGCCAGAGGTACTTAATTGCCGTGCCCTTCAGGTAATCCTGAAAACCAACACGGGACATACTAGCTTGAATAGCGTCAATACATTCTATGCCATCTTCATGCAAATTGTAATGTGCGGGATGGTTAACCGGATCATTTTTCATGGTCATCATCTTCAGATACGTCGAGGTCATGGACTTCCTTGCTCCTGTGAAAACGGGACATCTCTTGCTTTGCCATCATTAATTCCGACCAGATTTGTATCTCATCAATCTGATCTTTATGCACTGCGCCATTACGGTCTAGTTTTTTAAACAGTTGTTGCAATTTTTTTTCAATCATCAGGCAAAGAATAGCTCGGTTCTTCTGGAACGTGCGTAGGATCGTTAGCCCGCATTTTTTTTAACTCGTCAGCTATCCAGTTTTGATCGTTCTTTGAAAGATAATCATGCTTCCAAGATTCAAATAAATACCGCAATTGACCGGAAATTGTCCGTCCTTCCACGTTGGCAATGATAACAATTTCCTCATACACCGGTCGTGGAAGCAGTACGCTTTTCCACTTTGTCGTGTCCATCAGTTTCTCCTATTTACACGTATACGAAAGTATACAACATGTCTCAAGTTGTCTCAAGAGTTCCCAAGAGGTCTTGCCTCACCCCATGAGGGGCCATAGTCAATGTCACATTTACAAGGGACTTTAATATTTATGGCGTTTTCCATCGCCTCGGCGTAGCCAATCGCCTCTTCTTCTGAATTTACAGAGAAAGCCAACTCATCGTGGACCTGTAACAAGGGCGTCTTGCCCGCCTGATATATGTCAACCATTGCTTGCTTGGTCATATCTGCCGCAGACGCCTGTATCAGGCGGTTTAAGGCTTTATACGTGTAAGCCCTGCGTAATCTGGTCGTTGGTCCGTGAGCCGCGACCGCTTCCTTGTAAGGCATCGCCTTGTGCATGTCAAACGTGTTCGGCTCCCACAGGTCAAACCGGCATTTACGCCCGCCTAGTGAGCGCACCGATCCCGAGGAGCGCGGATCTTCAAGACGGCGTTGTACTCCTTGCATTAACTGTTTTACAAACGGCACGCGAGAGTGGTATTGCTTGGTAAGCTCCTTTGCTTCCTCTTGCGTAATGTCCAGTTGTGCGGCAAGTTTTGTGACGCCCATGCCATACATCATGGCGAGGTTAATTACCTTTGCCTGTTTGCGTGGGATATCCGCCATCTCAGCGACCATCGTATGAAAGTCGGTGTCGGGATTATTCGTGTAGGCTTCAACAAACTCATCTGTTCCCGCCAAGGTAATGTTCTGAGTATCGCCATAGGCTTTGGCGTAATGCACCAAGATACGTGGCTCTTGCTGAGAAAAGTCAATTGCCGCCCAGTTCTCCCCTTCCTCGGGAAGAAACAAAGAACGGATCATAGGACCTAGCTCGGGATCGCGGGCCGGTATCTGCTGTAGATTGGGATTGTTCATAGAAATGCGCCCAGACACCGTACCGCCGTCGTCAGAGCGAATTTGATTAATATGGCTATGTACCCTACCGTCAGAGCGAACGTGCTTTAAAAGCCCGTCTATAAAGCTTCCTTGGGTTTTATTCAAGTTGCGGGCTTGCACAATGCTTTTCGGTAGTTCGTGCGGATGATCAAGTAAAAACGCCTTTGTGAAACTCGGGGAGCCTTTCTCGGTGTGTGGATAGTCTAATTTGACCGCCTTAAAAGCCTTGGCAATGGACTGTGCCGCCCAAATTTCCACCTCAAATCCCGCTAACTCTTTTATACGTCGTAACGTCTGCTTTTCTCGCTTGATAAGCTCCTGTTTTGTGCGTTCGGCGCGATCTATGTCCAGACGTATGCCTTGTTGTGTCATCGCAACCAGACAAGGTAAGAGGGCAGTTTCGGTGTTCCAGATTGCCCACATATCCTGACGGTTCAATTCCGTCTGGAAATTTCGCCAAAGCTCTAAGGTTAGCTCGGCATCAGTTTCTGCGTAAGGTCCGACATACATGGCCGGTAACTTCCACATCTCCCCTTTTGGATCGACGCCAAAATCGCGGGCGGCTTCTACCAAGGTTTTTTCAGATTTTGTCTTGCCAAGGTAATCGTAGGAAAGAGCGTTAAGCGTGTAGCTAAAACGATTTTCATCCAGCAAGCTTGCCGTCAACATGGTGTCGATGATGCGCCCATTGACGGTAAAGCCTTCAGATAAAATCCACCCAAGGTCATACTGGGCGTTGTGCATGATCTTGTCGGCGTCGCACTCAAACACTTTTTTGAGCCAGCGCGAGACAATGCGCTTATCTAGGTTACCCCCACCGGTGTGCCCAACAGGCACGTAACATTTGTAACCGTCTGCGGCGATAGCATACCCCACTACTTCACCGTTTCGTGTGGGCCAGCCGGGTCCGCTGTTTTTCAGATCGGGATCGCGGGTTTCAACATCAATGGCGATTTCTTTTGCCTCGGATAAATCGGGAAACTCGGACGGTGGCACCCAATCGGAGCGAGGCGGGAACATTGCCATTTGCAATTTACCTATTTTCACAGGTTCGCTCCCGCATGATCGCCACTTGAAAAGCCGCGCAAGGCACACAAAGCCAACCCTGTCGGAAGTTGCGCTCCATGTTAATAATTTCGTCAGCCCTGCCGCCACACTCGGGACACGTTTTATACGTCAGGGTTTCTGGATCTATAATAAAATTGTCTACTACTGTCATTTCTTTCATAAGTTGTATGCTCGTCCGTAATCATCAGGTTCTATAATAAAAAGCCGTTCCATTGTCCGTGTCACAGCGACATAGAACAGTCTGTGTAAGTCATCGGAAGAAGAATTCATTGCCGACATCGTCAGATCGGTTATGACCACCACGTTTTCCGCTTCCCCGCCTTTGGTTCCGTGGATCGTGGACAATCGTATGCGGGGCATCGCATTAAACTTTTCACCCCGACGCAACAAAGCAGTGATGTAGGCACGATCAAGGTTAGGCATCTTATCCATAGCCTCGTGCCAGATCATGTCCTTGGTAGCCAGTAAACCAAACTCTCCCTGTAACCGCTCAAGGGTAAGTAGATCATCATCCTCGCAATCTATGGTTTTATAACCTCGCTTGACTCGCACGCCATTTCCGGTCATGTAACTATATATAGCGCGTGCCGCGTGGGGCGTGATTGCCTTACCATTTCGCATTTGCTCCCATCCGTTGATTGCATTAGATAACCGGTCGCTAATACTTCGTGCGCCCTTATATTCAAACAGGTAACCATTGCTTTTTAAATCTTCGGCTATGTCATATAGCATATAATTGGCTTGTGCCATAACCAGCCACGAGCCGTTTGACATATCTATTTCGCGTACATCGTGCAGTCTTATAATCTCTCCGACTTTATCTTGCGGCTTGTATACTTTCGGAAAACGGTTTCTAATTTGCGTGGCAATCCCCTCTGCCAATTTGTGAATAACAGCAGGTATGCGATAAGACTGCTCTAAAACTTCAACGCCACCAGATAAAGTAATAAAGTGTTCAACGTTTGCTCCAGCCCACCGGTAGATAGCTTGGTCATCATCCCCCGCGCAATACATTTTTTTAGATCGCTCATCCAGTTGATGTGCAATATCCCATTGTAGGTTAGATAAATCCTGTGCCTCATCTAATACACACAAATCAAATTCGGGTATCAATTTGTCCGCTTCCTTGACAAAAAGCTCCAGCAAATCGGTAAAATCCATAATGGCGTTGGCTTCTTTAAAATTCTGATAACTGCGTGCCACGTAATCCACTTCAAACCAAGTATGATCTATGTCTGACAAATCGTACTCGCGCCGCAAATCATTTTTTTTGAGGCGGGCGAGTTGTATTAACGACAGGATAGGGTGATCGCGCTGACTAATGACGGTTTCGTTTTCTGCCGCCACCGTGCTGGATAGTTCAAAGCCGGTCGCGTGCGCAAACTGCTTATAGTTTTCGCGAGACATCATATCCCGCTCCCGAACACCTAATGCGCGGTAGGCAAAGGAATGTAATGTACGAAAGTAGGGAAGATCATTTTCTGGATCAAAGCCGAATCGGGTGCAAGCCCTTTCTCTGGCTTCGTTAGCGGCTTTTCGCGTAAATGCAAAAAACCCTATCTTGTTAGGATCTACGCCATCTTCTAATGCGCGGTCTACAAAATTCAATAGCGTAGTAGTTTTCCCCGTTCCGGGGGGTCCGAATACCCTAAACACTAGAAAGGAGCCTGATCCGTAGCGAATTGCTTGGCTTGCAAAGGCTCGTGAGCCGCGCCGTATGTAGGAATTTTCCAGACCCTTGTCGGCTTGTTCTTGATCCGTAGGACGGTCGCTTTGCCATTTATGTCACGTAGGCGTTGAGCCACCTTGTGTGTCTTAAATTCTGAAAACTTATTCTTGCGAAGGTAATTTTCAAAATCTTTTAAGCGGAATAAAATGCAGTCTTCTTCGTCATCAATATAGGGACGACGTAATAGTATCTCTTCGCGATCCTTCGCCTGTTGCCCTGTGGTACAAAATTCTTCCAGAAACTCATAGAACTGACCGGTTGTCGAAGCGTCTTCGCTAACCTCGATGATAGCCCCGTCTGTGTCCGCCATCTCCTGTAACAAGTGGTTGATACGCGATTCCCACGATTGCTTGGCGGTAGATCGTGGCATAAAGTTTAACTGTTCAATACACGACTTCTGGAACTGTGTCTGGTTTTGTAAGGCTTCAGTCTCAAGCTCTAACGGATAGCCGTTCACATCCAAAAACCACACAGGCGGTGTAGAATTATACTTGCGAAGATTGGCTACCGTAGCCCCCGATTGTGCTGAATCTATGCCAAATTTGCGCGTCTTGCACAACTCCGCGTTACAATAGGATGCGATGGGTTGGTCCTTGCATTTATATGCGTAATCGTTTTTTTGCAGTTGCTTGACTACAATATTGACTTCCGACAAGGGTAGCGGGGGGTCTACATAGCGCATGTTGTAAGACAAAATCTCGTCTTCCCACGTATCTGCGTAGGCTTTACGAAGGTATACGCCAATTGAAAACAAACCATTGTTTCTTCCCCCCTCACTTATTTTTTCACTACAAAGCGTCTGTAGGCAAGGCGGTCCATCCTTGATCGGGGTATTCTCATCTTCTGTAATTTGTAACGCCTGTACCTGTTCTGGCGTCTGCACGTAATTATCGTAAATCTCTATAAATTCGTCCAAGGTAGCGGCAGATCCGTCATCTTTTATGGCATAACGCAACCCATCCTCTGCATTAAAATACGGTAAGTTGAGAAAGTTGCCGACATCGCCGCGTTCCAAAAACAATTTTACCTGTTTAGGAAATATCTCCGACCCACCATAACCTAATGCCGCCGCAATCTGATTCAGTACGTCTTGCATTTCTTTAGCGGTAATCCACTCAGATGTGAATAAGTAGCAGTGCGCCCCGCCGGATTTAGAGCGACAAACCACCAAGGGCAACTTCATACGACGTATTTTTGAAACCAGTTCTTTGTGATCTAGCGGGTATTCATCAATGTCGATGCAACCCCATTTAACGTTGTTTTCTTCATTAATTGGAATAATACCAATTGCCGCGCCTTTGCCCGACAGATGTTCATCCCACAATGCCGTGGTCCGTGGTTCGCGAACGACCGATGCTTTGCCGGTATTTTTACCGTTCGACTTGGACCCTTCTATTTTATATGTGCCGTAGGCGACCTTTAGGCCGTCAAATATCTCGGCAAACTTTGTTGTTTTTGACATCACGTAACCCCAAGATGAAAAAAGCCGGAGTTGCCTCCGGCGATTAAATTAAAACGGTGCTTCGTTCTCCTGTGTAGCACCCGATTCATCTTGGTGTTTGACTTCTACATCACCCGCGCTGATCGAAGCCGCAAAAGCTTTTGCCTGTCCGTACAAACCGGCATCATCAACTTGCTTGTCAAGTGAAATTTCCCATCCGTGCCACGACCCCTTATCATTTTTCTCTGAAACAGTTCGTAACAAGTATTGATGACTAAAACGCGGCGGCGTGAAAGACCCGTTTTTTCCCATCATGGTGCGACTAGCTACCATGCTGTTCCACTTCCGTGACTTCTTCAATTGCGTGGACTTCATCGGAATCAATGCGGTCGTTGCCATGCCGTCTTCGCCCAACACTAGCACAAAGTGCTGGTGTGTCTCTTCAAGGTATGAACCGTTGCCACCGACAACATAATCTTTGTTGTCGTCAGCACTGCGCTCGACCTTCGGCAAGCTTTGCTCCGGTGTGAAAATATTCACAGGAGCGCGAGAACCACTACCACGCTGATTCCACTCAATAAAACGACGCTGATAAGCACATGGGATGACCACAATACCCGCCGCTCCGCCATAGACTTCCCCCGACACTGTGTTATAGATATCTCCAGCTTTAGCATTGTCCAGATTGTCCATAGTCTCGTCTGAACGACTAAGAACCTTAATGAAAGGTAACGCCAAGTCTTCTTGACCCAAGTCAACGCCGACTCCTGCGTCCGCTTCAAATATGCTTTGATCGAATTCAACCACTTCATTTTTACTACCTCCTGCTACACTTTTAGTTGCTGCCATTTTACTTCCCTCGCTTGATAGTTGCACGCTGACCTACGAAAGCCCCGAAAAGTTCCATCGGGAACTCGTTACCCGATTCAACTTGTTCACGGACCCAAGCTTTGAGCGTGGATGAATGTATTTCTGTTCTCTGCTCTGCAACAAACCCCTGCTGTTCTGCAAAATCACAGAAATCAGTAGCTTGCTGGTCTTCACCTCGCCCGAAGTTACAGGACACGGTGTTTTTAATCAGATCGCCAAACTCATGCTGACGAAGCCACTCGTAAGCCTGTTCACGATTGTCGATCTTGATGTGTGCGCCATACGTAGGACGAACCGTAACTTTTGACCCGTCATCGAGTTCTAAAGAAGCGAGTCCAATTTCTTGCAACATGGCGGGAAGGTCTTCGTCGGTCAATTTTAGCAAAGCTTTTTTCTCCGCTTTCAGCGTCTGTTCTAAAGCGGCGACTTCCACCTCTTTATCCCTGACAGCCCTAGCAATCTCTGCTATACTTTTGAGTCCTTTTCCGTCGATAGATTCGACGGCGGAAGCGACAGACCCAACGTCGGCTTCCATTTCTGCTACTAAATCCTGCATCGTTTTTCCTCTTCCGTTGTTAGGAGCTTTTCCAAGCTCTGGACCTCTATGATATAATCGTATAAACTCGCATGTCAAGGGGGATGTCATGTATCAATATAAAACGGAACCGTATCAACATCAGCGTGAAGTGTTCGACGCATCTTGGCAACGAAAGTATTTTGCATTGTTCATGGAGATGGGCACCGGTAAGTCAAAGGTTGCTATAGATACGATGGCCGCGCTGTATGAAGCGGGTGAGATCAATACCGTACTGATAGCCGCACCCAAGGGCGTGTTTGACAACTGGATTAAAGCGGAGATCCCCACACACTTGCCGGAGCGCATACAAACAAAGATAGTGCGTTGGCAACCTAACATAACAAAAAAATATCAAGCTGAGATTGAAGCAATTGCGTTGCCCGAGAAGCGTGAGCCGGGATTCTTGCACATACTGGTAATGAACATCGAGGCGTTCAGCACAAGTAAAGGCGCAGGGGCGGGACAGAAGTTTCTCAAGCTAAACCCAGAGAATATGTTGATACTGGATGAAAGCACTACTATTAAGAACAAAAGTGCGTCACGTACCAAGAATTTAGTAAAGGCAGGGGAACAGGCTAAGTACAAACGCATTCTTACCGGATCGCCAATTACCAAGTCACCGATGGATTTGTTTAGTCAGTGTCTGTTTCTTGACCCCCGCGCATTAGGGTTTCGCAGTTTTTATTCGTTTCAAAATCGTTACGCTATTGTCGTTCGGCGTGCTATGGGTCACAGAAGTTTTCA